ATCGTCATATGGATCAAAATTATCTTCTGGATCTACGTAATCTTTTGGTTGGCCTGGGAATTCTTCGAGAACATTTTCTACAACCGAATCAAGCTCAATACTTTCGCCGTACCATGCTTCTACGTCTGCATCTTCTGACGGAAGAACCCTAACAAAAAAGCTGTCGCCGTTGCGATCAAGACCATTCCACTCAACACCATCGTTACGCTTCCATTTTTCAACACGTTCTGCTCTGAAAGCAAAATTGTTCTTAACGTATTCTTGTGCGAAGGAGATCGCTTCGTCATATGGTATTGCAGTTTGAATTTCACTTGGGTAACTTGTATTGTCTGTTTCAACAGTGACATCATAGTAACCCATACCTTCTGGATCAAGGTCTTCGTTTACAGATTCATCTATATGACTACGATGCCAAGCTCTTAGAAAATCTTCTTCTTTAGGACTCAAGCTATAATCAAGGTCAGCAACTTCAATTTCATCATCACTGACTTCACCGACGCCCCAGCCTCGATCTAATGGACTACTAATCATAAAGCGTTTCTTGTTAAAAATACCGTAAACATCACCGTCATAAAGATCTGTTACTATAATGGTTTTGCCTTTGAACTTTTCCTTCTCGGCATCTTTCATCTCGAAATGCTCTGCCCACTCATCTTCTTCTTCATAATCATAATCATCATAATCATCATTTACATCGTCAAAGATAAATGCTTGTGCGCGGCTATCGGCTGCGGCGCGGCCAGCACTGCCTTGCTTGTTGTAGCCTGGGGTGTGGGGGCGATCTGTTGGCGGCTCATAGGGTAGGTCAGATACAGGATCATCGCCTAGTCCCTGGCCTGATGCACGATCAGGACGACCTATGCGCACAATATAAAAATGTGTAGCGTCTGCCTTACGTGTATTGTCCCTGCCGTATCTAAGGCCGCGAAATCTTACTATTGATCCTGGAAATTTTGCCTTAAATTCGTCGTAAAATTCAATAGGAACTCGACGCTGTGGGTGCTGTTGACCGCCAAGTTCAATAGTATACACTTCGTTAATTTTTTCTTTTTGTAGATCGCCACGAGCAATGTTCATAAATTGCTTCATTTCATTTAGTTTTTCTCGTGCCGTCATTTTCTTCTTCTCCGAGTTGTATCGTGTATTTATCTCAAAGTCGTTATTAGTGTATAGTTTTCGGAATGTAGTATTCTATATCAAGGCTACTTATGTCATTTTTGCGTAAATCCTCGACAAGGTCTTCTAGCACGGTAAGATAGTTTTCTGCCGTCAGTTCTTCATCGTCTACTTGCGGGAGTTCTGCAACTATCAAATAGTTCGGTGGGCGATCATAGAAAAAGTCTAACAGTTCGGACTTGGATATTTCCTCATCCGAACGTGTTACAAAAATACCAGCAAACTGGTCAGCTTGATCGAAGGCGACTATTAATTGCTCATGCTCAAAATGGTAAGATTTATCTTCCACTTGACCTCTTTTTAGCTGGCTGATATGCCAACTTCATGCAATCAGGGCAGTACGCCTTGCTAGCCTGAACAGGCTTCAAACAAGGTACTGGGTGGGTCCACTCACATAATACTGCACGGTATGGGCCAGATATTGCTTCAACATCGGTCATTTCTCTCATAGAGTTCTCCTCAACGGTGATTGTGATATGTATTCTAGCTTATTTTTGCAGCAATGTCAAGTTCTATATTTGGCAAAACCTCCATAACCACTATTTCATTGCCCTCACGCCTTGCTTGGATGATGGCATTTGTAGTCTGAAACGTACTTTCTGGCGCGGAATACCAAGAAACGTTCCACGGGGTTCGGGCGAATCCACGAAAATGTTTCAGTAGTTCTCCCAAGTGTTCGTTTATATATGTATAATTCGTTCCCGCATACGTGCCTATAGCCGCGTATAGCTCATGTGCATCAATAACCCGAATACTAGACGTATTGTTTGTTTCTTTGTCAAGTATCGTGTAATTCGTGCCTATATTTGTGAAATCGAATTTTTCCATTTATTCCTTATCGTTTATAGAAAGCTATTGTGCTAGGACTTTCTATTACATAGTCAATGTTTTGGAACAGTTTGCTTTTTAGCTGTTCTGTCCAATCAGCAGGCCCTTCTGACCAGATAACTTGTGCGTCTGACTTTCCGAATCCGCCTTTTATAATTTGTTCTTTTGTCCTTATTTTAATTGTTTTTGGTTTAAATCCCTGTTGTCTCGCCGTCTCTTCTAATGCAATTGCAAATTGGGTTGCAGCGTGATACGCTTCGGAAGTATTGCAAGACTCCCACTGTTCTTCTGTACACATTGTTTTGTACTCCAGCAATTGTTAGTGTTATTTTTTTGGTGGATTTGTGTCTTTGTTTTGGGATTTTTTCTCCTTTCGTTCTGTGACAAGTTGGTCTAAGGTCTTCAATAATTCTTGCCTATTTCGCAAATGTTGGGCAAATGTCATTTTCATATCAACTTCTCCTTATTTGTAATTAGGAAATGTGTATGTATAACCAATAGTTTCCGTACTATAAAAGTATTTATCACAATTATAGATGGGTATTCGCAAATGTACGTTTTTTAACGCTCTAAATGATTTTTAGTCGTGGAAATATGGCGCTAGGCCACTATTTTAGATTTCTTCTTCGATTGTAACACGCAATGGAAACTCATATTCTTTTGCTGTGTTTATGCAAATTTCCATTTTGTTTTCGGCAATTTCGTGTGTGTACACGCCTACAATTGCCTGTCCCTTTTCGTGTACATGAAGCATAATATCCGTTGCTTCTTGCTCAGATTTGTGAAATACGCGCAATAACAAGAGGATAACAAATTCCATTGTCGTCTTGTTATCATTATGAAAAATGACACGCCACATGTTTGGACGCTTCAAATCTAGTTCTTCATCTACTTTTTCTTGTACGTCTGTAAAACTCATATTTTACTCGTTAAAAGCTGGATAGGTACATATAATAGCATACCTATCCAGCAATGTCAACCAGTAGTGAAATTATTTAATTTCAATCTGCTTTGGTTTTTGCGCGTCTGGAATTTCCTGTTTAAGTGAAATTACTAGGATGCCGTCTTTAAATTCTGCCCCAAGAACCTCCCAGAAGTCGGTCAAAGTGAATTTCTTGACAAACTTACGAGCAGAGATACCGTTCCAAATATAGTCGCGGTCGTCTTCTTCCTTCTCGCCTGTGATGGTTACCATGCTGTTTTCCACATTAATGTCAACGTCATCTGCAGAGAACCCTGCAAGTGCAAATTCGATGATCTGTGTGTCTTCGCCTGTGCGTACTACGTTGTGTGGTGGATAACTGTTAGTTGGGAAACTGGAAAATTGATCGAAGACTCGATCAAATCCAATGAAATGACGACTAAAAATGTCGTCGGGTAGGATCGTTGTTAGCTTATTCATAATATACTCCTATTATTAAGCAAGTAAAGTGGGCACCATGCCCTGTAGAATCGCCACGCCATTGCAGCATTCCTACGTAATTATTTATCTTCTTCTGTTCTTGTGTCTTCTAAAAGCTGGAGCAAATCTTCAACTACACAGGGCAATTTAGCGTCTGGGTCGTCTCTTGTTCCACCTGAATAATGTTTGGGGTTGTCCTCTGCAAAGTAGTGGTCTTGTCCACAACCGTTGCATGTGTGTCCTGCTTTTACCAATGTGTCTTTGCCGTCATCGTCAGTATGATAGGTGCTAAATCCGACTATTGCTGTGTAATCTACAACTTTGATTAATGCGGGAGCAACCTTAACTAATGTATTTGTTAGGCGTTTGCGTTCGGTGTATGTTAATGGGTGTTGCAATTTTTCAATTACATCCCTAATCCACTCAAGTTCTTTGATGTCCATGCGTTTCCTTTAAATAAGATTGGTTGGCGCACCGAAGTACGCCAACCTTGTCTGATCAATTTAACTATCAGTAATTGTAGTTGTAGTTGTAACGATTGTAAGGACCATATGCCCTACGATTACTACTACATATTACATCCGCATCTGAACTTAGACGATGAAAGATTTGTGGATTACGTCCAACTACCACGTCTTCTACCACCTCAGTTTTTACTTCTACGTCAGCTACGCGATTTACAATTAGCTCAACCCTGCGATTGGTCTGACGACCTTCAGGATTATCACTACCATCAGCATTTTCATTAGCTGTAAGCGGGAAGTTCTCCCCACCCGAACTTGCCGTTACTGCCTCAGATGGAAAGCCAAGAAATACTAGAACAGAAGATACTGCCTCTGCTCTACGTAGTCCTAAGCCATCATTGTACTCGTGCGTACCCTTTGAATCAGTGTGACCAATTACATCAACTTCAGTTACGCCGAATTCTACAAGCTTTGCATAAATTCTATCTGCCAGAATACTCTTACCTTCTGGACGAACAAAATCTTTATCAAAATCAAATAGTACAGTTGCAGGGATTGAAATTATATCACCTGGAACCATTTCTGTAACTGTTCGTGTCTGTTCTACGGTCATGCGCGTCATTGAAACTGGATTGATTACACAATCGTTTCCTGGGAGGCCGTACGGAACACCAAAGTGCAATCCTGCACCATCTGCTCCGTATCCTGGCTTCATCTCAACAGGCTGGTCAGGAAAAATACCCTGCGCCGAAACTGTCGCAGAAAACATCAATACTGTTGTTAGTATTAGTTTTCCCATGATGATTCTCCCTTACATGATGCCTATTGTGAGTACGTGGCGAATGTAACCCAAGCCACCTTTCCACTTAGCGTGTCGTGCTGCTGCTTCAACCCACTTCATAGCATTTTCCATATCACCCATTGCTGCATATGCATCAGCAACCATAAGTGCCTGACATACGTCGTTTGTTACTGCAAGTGATAGTGAGAAGCTCTTACCAGATCCAGCGCCGCCGCTTGAGCAGATAGCTGAGAATGAAGGTGGAGCAGAATTAACTGGAATCTCCGCTGCTTCATAAACAATATCATCGCCTTCAACAACTACGTCATTTTCAACAACTACGTCATTTGCAACTTGGTTGCTGTTGTCATTTTCGTTGTCACTTGAGCTAGATGCAGAGCTATCGTTGCTTACGTTATTCTCATTAGAGAATGCGCCGTTGCCGCCGCCTTCACATTCACCTTCGTAGCATTCGCCTTGGCCTGCTCCGCCGATGATAATGTTCGCATCACCGCCACCAGCGATAGCTGTTCCGCCACCAACGATGTTTGTGTTACGACTTGAAGCGTCTACGTCAACGTCTGTATCAACGTCTGTATCAACGTCTGTATGACTGTTGCCAGAAGCGAATACGCTACTGTTGCTTTCTGAATCAGCATCAGAACGTGAATTGCTTTCTGGTGAAAGAACGTCATTAAACGCTCCGCCAACATTTACGCCTGTAGCGTCAGAGTTAGAAGAACCACCCTCTCCGCCTGTTGCAGATGTATCACCAACTGAACCACCCGTAGCAGTTGTGCGCGAAAAATCAGTTACGATAGCGTTTCCGCCGTCTCCGCCGTCTCCGCCTTCACCGATGCCTACGCCTACACCAAAGCCGTCTCCGCCTTCAGCGTTTCCGCCTGTAGCAATCTGGCCTTGAATCTGACCCTGTTGCTGACCTTGCGTATTTGTAACGCTGTCGTCGTTGTATGTGCTGTTGTCGTTGTAGTTAGTATCTCCACCAACTACGCTACATACAATGTCATCACCTTGACCATTTGCATTACAGTCGTGGCTATTGCCACCCGCCCAAACTGGACTTGCAAGCATAATGCCTGCCAGTAGTACTATTACTAATCTCATTTTTATTACTCCTACTTATATAAATATTTTTTATCGACCGAGTTCAAATTGGTGGGGTCCTACCGAACAGGAATACCAACTGCCGATTCAACAATTAAAAAATTGCTGATACGGGTATTATACTAGATTATCGCTTGTTTGTCAAGCTTTATGAGAATTTATTTTAGTAAAGTCTTTTCCGAGAAGTGATAAGTGATTCCACTCTTTTCTCTTCACGTTTTACTGCAATTGCCTTCTTCCGCTTTCTGATGATAGAAGGCTTTTCATAGTACTCTCTTTCGCGTAGCTCGCGTAGGATGCGAGAGTCTTGAACCTTTTTGTTGAAAATGCGGAACGCTTTTGTGAATGCGCGTTCGTCGTCACCTTGCACAGTAACCTTCAGCCCAGGGCATACGGTACGTACATCAAATTCTTTTTTCTTGCTGTAGTTATTGTGCTTGTTTTTTGGTCGTCTGTCCATTAATTTTACTCTTTGTGTATACGATTTGTGGAGTTCCACTTTTCGTTATAATAATCTGTGTTGCCCCTCTTGCTTTCAGTTGTGGCAACTTAAATTGTGTGTGCAGCAGGGACTTCTCTAATAGTGAATGCAAACCCCGTGCTCCAGTTTCTTGTTCTACTGCCTGTTCTGCTATGTCATTTAAATATGCGTCTTCAAATAGTAATTCTATGCCATCCAGTAGAAACAAACCCTTGTATTGATCTATCAAACAATTCTTTGGCTCAATAAGGATGCGAACTAACATATCCTTATCCAACTCATGTAGTGGTACCATTGTTGGAAAGCGTCCTACAAATTCTGGTATCATTCCGTATTCAATTAAGTCAGAAGGTGTAGTGTTTAATAGTAACACATCTCTAGGCGATTTGTCAACCTTTGCGCTGAAACCGATTCCAGTTGCATGTTTCTTGTGTTGTTCGATAATTTTGTCAATGCCGATAAAGGCGCCTGCTGCAATGAACAGAACATTGTCCGTGCTAAAATTTCTGCCATTACTTAGTTTGATTTCTGTTCCTTCCACCATCTTTAGGAGTGCCTGTTGCACACCTTCACCTGAAACATCACGATTTACGGTGGCTGTATCATTTTTGCGAGTCTTTTTGTCGATCTCGTCGAGATACACTATACCCTGTTGCGCTAACTCAACATCGTCGCCTGCTGATTTGATTAGTCGATCTATTATGCTCTCTGCATCGTCGCCAACGTACCCTGCTTCTGTTAGGGTTGTCGCGTCTGCATGTACAAAAGGCAACTCCAATAGCTCTGCAATAGTGCTTACGAGTAATGTTTTGCCTGATCCACTCGGCCCTATAAGCAAAACATTTGATTTCTTGAGTGTTGTGCCGTTTATTACAGGATTGTTAATACGTTTGTAGTGATTGTATAGCGAGACTGACAATGCTTCTTTGGCGACAGTCTGTTCGATGATGTATGCATCCAAATATGCTTTAATGTCAAGTGGTGTAATGCCTGTTACTGCGGGTTTGGTAATGGCCTTAGGACTTATGATTTTATATCCAACTTCAATACATTCTTCACAAATATAAACTGTATCGTCTCCTAAATCTGGCCCAGCAATGATTTTACTAACTTCTTTCCTTGTGTTGGGGCAAAAACTACACTTAACGATACTTTCGACCATTATTTTTTATCCTTAAAATTGTGTGGTGAATATACTCCGTGACCATGGGGTTTAATAGCGGACGGTTCTGCTGGTATGTCTTCTGATTTTGCTTTTGCTGTTTGTTTAGGCGCCCGTACTTCTGCAACGGCCTCTTCTACTGTTTCAGAAATGACCTCAGCTATAACTTTGGCTGGAACAAATTCTGTCTTTGCATTGGGGATGATTTTCTTAGGCTTTGGTACGGTTGGTGCGGCACCAATTCTTCCCATTATGGTGTAGTTGCCTGCCATCAATAGCAGGATAGCCATAGGATCAAAGACGAAAATGAACGCCATGATTACTATGCGCACAGCTTCTTCTAAACTATCTTCAGGATTTTCATAAATGATTGCAGCAATGTATTTGACGGGTCCAACTTCTAACTCAAGTTCGTTTAGTTCTTGGTTTAGTGACAGTTTTTCGTCCTCATACTCATCAATCGAGTCCATTGAATCGTCAATAATAGCTTTAAGTTGGTCACGTTGTGGTTGTTGAGCGATGCGTACAACCTTTGACCCTTCGGTAGGGTGACTAATCTTTCTAGCATCTACAAGTACTCGTACTGTATCATCTAATTGGTCAATAATGAGTTCTGCATCTGCAATTTCTGCACGTTCACGCGCAACGCGCTGATCTAAACGTTCAATTTTTGCTGAGTTGTTAGTAACAGGAGCGGTTTGCTCAAGGTGTGCCTTAGATAATAGACCAAAGATGCCCATACTTGTAAGTAGCATAGCCACAATAGCCACAGGTATCATTACATACTTGAGTACTGTTTTGTTTTCCCAGTTACGATAGATCCAGGTGATTGCTACAATCTTACCAGCCTCAACTACTATGCCCATAATCATTGCATAGACTGGAAGCCCTGCGAACAGGGCCATTATTCCTAAGACTGCAAACCACGCAGCCACCGCTGACAGGGCTAGTCCTGTTATAAGTGTTAAAATTCCGAACATGTATTATTTATCGCATTTCTACGCTAAATTAAAGTATATTAGGCGAGCTTTTCACCTGATTCTATGCCAAAGGCTCCCAAATTCTCGGGCGCAACCTCTACATTGACGTTCGTTGGCAGGATAATTGAATCAATATCATATTTTAAAAGGTCAGCTTGCACTTGTTCTGCAGCCTCTTTTACTTTTGTTGTGTCAGTATACCTTTTAATAATTGCAAGATCACCATTGTTAAGCCATTCTACGTCAACTTCCGAAGGCACAATTACTGTTGTAACGCCCCGCTGAGTAAAGTCTGCCTGCAATGCTTTGTTTATTGCTTTTTGATTATCTTTTTCTGTGTACTGCTTGATTAATACTATGCTCATTGTGTTTTCCTTATTGTTTTATGTTCCCTGCTAATTTTTCAGAGAATACTTGTTTTTTCGTTATTGTTGTAAATTCCATCTTATACTCGCTAGCTACAATCGTAATATCTGGAAAAATAGCCTCGAATGTTTCCCTAACCGACTCTACATACTTATGCCATCTTTGCGGCGGGTACTGATTTGTGTTAGGAACGTATATAACTAATGCACCTTCACCATTAATCACTAACGAGTGCGAAAGTTTTATGTTTTCTAGCGCCTTTTGCAGCTTTTTATCGGGATGATCGGGATGATTATGGTCTACCTCAGAGATCATTGTCTTCTACGTGTTTTGCCCAGCCCTCGCGTGTAAATTCAACCCAACCACTGTTTGCAGCCGTCTCATGTACGTGTACTTTGCGACAATGTACGCCAGATTCTTCGCCGTAGCCATTTTCTGGAAGCCAAACCTGGTTCATATACCAATATAAAAAGTCTGCTAATCCTTCGCAGCCCGTTGCATCTACTTCACGCACTTGTGCAAGCCCACGCTTGTCAATTTCCTTGAAAAATTCTAATTCAGGATCATCAGAAGCTACCAATAGCGTGTGATCGAAATATTCTTCAAGAAAAGCCTTCAGTGTTTTAAATCCGCCAAAGTCGCAAACCCAGTTACGCACATCAAGCTTCTCAGATTCAAACTCAAAGTCAAATCCTAGTGCATAACCGTGAATAAAACGGCAATGTGAATCAGCTTTCCATTGTCTGTAAGCAATAGAAAATCCGTTACGTGTATCGTAACTTTTAGTTGATACGTACATTATTATCCGCCGTTATTACAATTTGTTAGTGCATCTTTTAGCAAATCTGCATTTTCTCCTGCCATTTGCTTACTTGCAAACCCCTGTGATGAAGCGCCGACAATCCTTCCATTGTCTGCTCTCACTCTCCAACGCCATTTACCACCGTTATCTTTATAAAATGTCAGTTCCATCGTCTTTATCCTCTTTTCGTTTTTGTTCGGCACGTAACTCAGCAACTACTTCATCCTTTAATTCTTCTGCTTCTTCCTTAGATAAGTCCGTTCCGAAAACTTCTTTTGTTTCTTTGTTTCGTACTACGTATGATTCTGGTTCTTTTTTCTTTATATCCCTTACAGGAATAGGATTGCCCCATGCGTCTCTTTGTGGGATTACTTCGTTCTCAAAATCAGTAAATCCTGCTGCAATTTCACGTAACGCAAAGACAGTTGGCGCATCGACCCGCCCTTCCTCAGTTCGCTTAACCTCAATTTTCGGTGTTGCACCGCGTTGTAGCTGGTGCGCCCTAAATGATGCTAACCGAATCAAATGAAACAGGTTCGGACATGCCTTTAGTGAATCCTCAATCGTTACTCGTGCCATCTTTGTTCCCCTCAATAAATTCTGTTAACATTTCGTTAATTAATTGATTTAAGGTGATGTCTTTTTCATGTGCCTTCATTGCAAGGTACATAAGGTCCTCTTCCTCAAAATCAATTTCTACTTCTACCATTTTTTCACTCATCAGCTTCTACCTTGCTCAAAAATAATGAGCTTTCCTTTACTAATTCGTTTGGAAACAAGTCCATTTGCCCGCCATCGTATGTATGTGACTGCGTAACTACTAATAGGGCCTCCTCAAACCCACTCATATCGTTATCTACTTTTGTACGTAAGTTATCCCACATAGTAGGCTCTTTCGGTTCATTGGACTTACTCATTGTTGGGTATTCTCGCATATTAACCTCTTGCTAACGCCATAAATTCTGCTCTTGTACCGTCATGCGACCTAAATCCACCACCAAGCTTACTTGTTACTGTGCTTGAACTAGTGTCTTCAATGCCGCGTGACTTAACGCAATAGTGATCTGCGTCGATAACTACTGCAACTTGATCTGTGCCTAGAATTTCTGATAGTGCGTGGTAGATTTGTGCTGTTAGGCGCTCTTGTACTTGTGGCCTACGTGCAAAATAGTCTACAACACGATTTAATTTTGACAATCCGATTACCTTACTCTTAGGAATGTAACCGATTGTTGCCTTGCCCACAATACCAACAAAGTGGTGCTCGCAAACAGACATAACGTTAATGCCTTTCTCTACAAGCATTTCATCGTAGTTGAATTTGTTCTGAACTACAGTAATTTTTGGGAAATTCTCCGTACGTAACCCATAAAATGTTTCTTCTATAAACATTTTTGCTACGCGCTTGGGCGTGTCTTGTAAACTGTCATCACTCAAGTCCAAACCCATCGTTTCCATAATATGTGTAAAGTCAAGTGCGATCAATTCGATCATCGAACTGTCTTTGAGGTCAATCAAGCCCATAGTTGTCAGTAGCGGCGTCTCCACACCTAACTCAACCAAATGTTCATGTATCCTTTGTCCAAGTTCTGCATCTGTTTTGTTTTTATTAAGTGCCATTATTTTTGGTTCCATGTATATGAGCCCTGCCGAAATTTTACCCCTTCTAATTTCTTCAAAGCTTGGTATTTTTCTTCTTTATTTTTTGCTTCTGCTGCTGCTCGTATTGCATCTGTTGCCATAGTCAAATCACTTACAGCCCGCTTCGTATCCATCTGTGCTTTTGCGTGTTCCGTGACCATATGACTATACCCCTGCTCAATTTGAGCTAGTTTCTGCATAATCTGTTTGATCGGTCCGTCTGAACCATCAAATTCATCCTTCAACACTTGGATGAATTTCAGTTTAGTAAACTCCTCTGCTAGTTCAGGATCTTTTGCCAGTGCTAGAAGAATTGCGTCGAATGTTTCAACTGTTTCTTCGTCTAAATCAAATCCTTCTATTTTATCCATTTATATTGATCCACGTCTACTACAGAAATTTTGAATCTCGTTCATATCCCAGTTTTGCTTGAGTGGCTGTGGTTCAAATAGTTGACGTATTGCTGTTGCTACATCACGCATATCATTATCTAAAGTATTGATCTTTGCTTCTAGTTCAATTTTGGTGTTTTCCAGTTCAATAATGCGACTATTGTGATTTGCAAGCTGGCCTTCAAGTTCGAGATTTTCATCTTCTAGTTTCTTAATACGACCCAAAAGTGTTGCTATGTATTTAGGCGATTTGTCACCTGACAACTTACCTAAAAACTCCACTTTCTTTGCTGTGTCGTTAAATTTGCCCAGTTCAAGACCACGTAAGATGTAATCCATCGTTTGAACTGTTTTCTCATCTAGTATTTCAAAGTTTTGTTGTTCTTCTGTTGTGTCGGTCATGTGTATTCCTATACTGCCATTTTTGGTTTGTTTTTAATGTCGGGCTCCGCGATATAGTTCTCCAACAATACGTTATTATACTGCATTTCAAACAATTCGTCAAGTGTATTTAGGCTTTTTGTTATTTTTAGTTTTGGAAGTGGATGTGGCGTGCGTTGCAATTGTTCTTCCACCATTTCAAATTGGTTGTTGTAAATGTGGACGTCGTTGCCTTGATAAACAAGTTCACCTGGTTCGTAACCTAGATATTCCGCGAACAAATGATTTAGCAGAGCATACCCCATTATGTTGTAGGGCAAACCGAAGGGAACATCGTTGCTTCGCATGAGAAAGCTTGAGTTTAGTTTTCCGTTTGGCGTAATTTGATACTGGTGCAGAATGTGACATGGTGGAAGTGCTGTTCCGTATATTTGCTGCGGGTTCCATGCTGTTATGAGATGACGACGGCTTAAAGGATCTTCCTTCATAGCTTCTAGCATTGGCACCACTTGATCTACTCCGTTGTAGTGCCATCCTTCGGGACTGTCCTTTGCATCGTAGCCACCGAAGTTTCGCCATTGATGGCCATAACCGTAGCCTATATCCTTTTCGTCCAGCCAGTCTAAACCTCTTGCGTCCAGAAATGATCTTGTTGTGTTGTCTGTCCATATGTGTATGTTTTTATCCTCAAGTTCTGTCGTGTCGCGCCCACCCCGCAAGAAGAACATTGTTTCCTCAAACGCAATCCTAAATGCTACTTTACGGGTCGTAATGATTGGAAATCCTTCGGACAAGTCCCAACGTAATGTGCGGCCCCAAACAGATCGTGACCCAATTCCCGTTCGATCATCCTTGTCAATGCCATTGTCCATTATGTCTTGCAATAGGTCTAAATAGTTTTTCATCTTATTCCTGCTTTCCGCTGTAATCTTTTCAGTAAGCTACCCATTGGGCCGTCAGCACCTGCGTTATAAGGATTTGATCCTGGTTTTCCCATGCGTCGATTGCGAATTTTCTTTAATATCTCAGATTCTGCTTCTTGTAATTTTGTCGTAGGATTTTTCAGTTCTTGTAGGAATTTTTCTCGCTTAATGCGTAGTTCAAGTCCTTTGTTCTTCTTAACTGTTTGTTTCATTTTACGCATTTTAATCATCTAAACCACCGCCATCAAGTTGGCGAGGAACTCTTGGAACTATCCTAAATGGCGGCCTTGTCCTGCCTCTCGGCTGACCATGTTTCAATCGCTTGAGGAATTCTTTCCTGTCCTCTGATTCTTTCTTTTCCTTCATTTTTTGAAGAATACTGTGCTTCTTGAAAACTTCTATTACTGTCTCTTTAAACATTAGTAGGGCCCTGGATCATCTGTTTTGCCCCAACCTGCGCCATGTTTCAAACGTCCGACAAACTCCTTTCTGCGCCTGTGTTCGCGCATACGATCTCTGAGTATTTTCAAAGTAATTCCGCGTCCTAACTTTTTGAATTTTGAGTATTTCATTTGTCAAATACTATGCAACAAGATTCATCTATCATTGTAATCTTTCCATTTGGACGCGCTTTACGAAGTAAATCAGTCAAGTGTATTTCTAGTTCTCGCGAAGTAAATTGCTGTGTTACTGACTCACCTGGTTTTGGTGACGTACCCCAAGAAATCCAGTCACTTGGGCCTATTTGAAAATAATTATCTACATGACCTGTGGTCTCGTCAGTTACCATAAAAGTCACACCCACAGGAGTGCCATTTTTTATTTGTACTTCGGTTAAACCCTTTAGTCTATCTAAGAATTCTTGCTTTTTAGTTCTTTCTCGTGATGGAGGCCAGACCTTTTGTATGATAGTATTAAACGACTTCCACATGCTCGCCCTGTAACCTGTCCATGAATTCTTTTTTACGTGCAAACCTTACGCGAGCTATTCTTGCGTATGTAATTACAGTGGTGGTGATGATTGTAACAGGCCAAGCTAATGATAATATGCCAGCCATTACTGTAACTGTAACTATGTCTGCTGCTGCAACCCAGGGATTTGTTCCAAAATCATATTGACTTCTACTGCCGTGAAACCAGTTATTTTCCATGAGGACCCAACTGTCATCTGAACTATCAATATTTCCTGTTTCGATATATTGTTGCACACACTTGTACCAACGATAAATTGCAAACGATAATCCAATAATCACGCTACCTATTAACGTATAGCCTAGTCCAGTAACATATACTGAAAGAACTTGATCTAACATTTCCTACTCCTAAAAAGATGTTAGTATGTAGTATACACAGAAAAAGCCCCAATGTCAAGACAAAGGAGCTTTCCACTATCTTGTGGATTTGTTATTGTATCATATTTTTGTAGAAGAGGATGTCTTCCATGTGTTCACTTGGTTCGTATAGAACGTCATACACCATATTTGCACGAACTATCTTGCGTACTTGTGGAATTTCTGTTTGTGTTGCACCCAATTCTGATAACACAAATTTCATTTCCATTTCGAGATGTCCGAAATCCAATGGAGTGACAACTTGTTCTCCATCAACAAAGAAATAGGTGTGTTGTGGTGGTGCGGTTAGTTCGCCTAAGTCTTCAAGTGCTGCAATTTGTCCGTGCCGATTGATTTGCATACAAACCTCTGCCGCATAAAACCTTTCTTCAGGTTCGCGTAAAAAGGCGTAGCAGTTATATTCACGTAACTGTTCTAACGTTATGAATCCTGCCTCAATTGCCTCTGCAGGATTCATGTGATCCACTAGATATGTTTTGTGACCGTTAAGATTATATTCGGGGAGTTCTATTCGTGCTGTGCGCGTAGCAGGGAATGGCTGTGCTGACATTATATCATCTTGATCGAAAATTCCTGACAAGCGTAGTGTCAAGCCAACTGCTTTACTGCCTGTTTTCGGGTTTGCAAAAAAGGCAAACTTTTTACGGTGAGAAATTATCATAGACGAGCGGTTATTGTGACAGGTGGCTCATAGTAAAAAATGTGTGTGTCGATTTTCGCTCTAAGTACCATATAATCAATCCAGTACGGCTCCACATAAGTCGCATGATAATGGGTTGATCCATACGTGAAATCATACATTGCTGTATCTGGATCAAGCATTGCACTTGCAAGTAAAGCAATATCGTTGTAAGAGGTGTGATTACGTGGGCGATCAGATAGACCATCCCAATACCAAGAAAACTGATTGTTGTCATAGACTACGCCACAAACTTCACTTGACCAGCGCGCCTCTTGTAAACGATTTAGCGTTACAAGAGCAATAGCAACCTGACCTTTGAGGGATTCATTGCGAGCCTCGAAATATATGTTTTTAGCAAGACATACGTGTTCTGCTGCTGTATAGGTCCTGTGATTATAAAAGACGTATTCTGGCTCTACGTAATTTCGACTTTGAGCTTCGTAGTCAACATACCAATCTGGCGAATCACCTAAGCCAACGTCGTTGTCAACTGCATCCCAAAGTGTAACAACGCCTTTGCGGCGCTGTGGAAGTTCTACTGTAACTGTAATCATTTCAGGACGGGTCATTACATTTAGTGTCGCATAAACCATTGGTGCAGTTAGCAAAACACCCGCCACAGCGAGTGTTGAAATAAGTGCATCTTTGATTTTGGTTACAGTTTTCATGTAATCTATCTGAATCCTTACTTTAGACATATAATTATACGTTAAAGGTGCCCATAAGTCAATATCTTAATCCTGTTAAAATTCAAGGACTTATGTACCCTTTTTAAAATCAATAACTTATAAGCTGTTGATTATAAACCCAATTTTTGTAGTTGTGATATGGTGTCTGCTGCGCTGGTATGTAGGATGCCGATGCCGCCCGCCTTGCGCCAAGGCAGAATAGCTTTATTTCGATCATCTATTAATATGTGATTAGGGGCTGCGTATTTGTGTTTGTTCACCCCTGAAACGGTTGTTAGGATTTGATCGTATCCGCTAAGATTGTTCATCACCCAACGTATCTTTTCTGCTGTTGCTTTCTCAATAGGATATCCTGTTGCTGTTAAAATATCTGGATTGTACTTGACTACAAAATTCCACAATTCGTCTGCGTCTGGCATTTTATCTAAATTGTCAAATACAGTGTTTCCCTCTTTACGTTCTGCTGCACAAAACTGAGTGAAGCCGCTACCTGTTGCACGTAGTTGTTCAAAACTCATGCCCGTACGTTCTTTTACGTGTTTGTCAAGGTCAGCCATAACGCCGTCCAAGTCAACGTAAATCTTATAATCCTTTTTCATCTCAAAGAGTTTCATAACCCGCTTGCTCGATTGTGTCGCCTTCAAATCTGAAAACAGTTAATGTTAGTTTACCGCCCTTGCCGCAACCAGTGTCGCTGAAAATTACTCGACCGCCCTGATCGTTTGTATGGTCAAACGGGCCTGTATCGGCAAGCTTCTCGCCGCCGTAGGGCTTTCTGTCGTGTCCTACTACGACACCTCTTCCCGAAGGTATTTCATCCACCCAATTATATAAGCGTATAGGGAAACCTGTTTCGTCAGTTTCACCATTTACCTCACCATACAATGCGCGATGCTTTGCCTTTGTAGAAAGCTTTTCAGGCTGTTGCCAAATTTCTTCGTGGCAGCTACCATGTATAAACACCCAATTGTCATATTCAAAATGATAATCAGAACGAGGGTGGTCATTAAGGTCGATCATTGTTTGTAAAAACAATTTCTGACCATTCTTAGGTATATCTGCAAGTGTCTGCTTATTAGCCTTTTTCAATATAACGGGATTACCCTTTGCGTAACGATAAAACTTATCATCGTGATTTCCGATAACAAGCACACCATTGCCTTCATCAAGAATAGTTTTTACTGCTAGCACAGTCTCAAGTGGTTTGTCATGCCCGTCAACTAAGTCACCCAGGAAAACGATGAATAGGTTATTATTGAGGGCATACTTAATACCCTTCTTTAACTTCTTAGCATGTCCGTGAATGTCGCTAAAAGTAGCCAATCCACTGTAGCCGCTGCCAGCTACAATCTTCCTCAAGTCCATTAATGTTTCCCTGTTTATGTATTTATCGTTGCAAAGACAAGAATTACATTGTTTATAACGATTAGGGCGAGAATTGTGTTCAAAATCCACATACAAGTGTGCGCTATTATGTGTACGCGGATATTTGATTTGTAACATTGGTCAATTACAGAAAGGACAAGACCCATGAACGCTACTACAATGAATTTAATCATATAGAGTCCTGTGACTCCGTATGCTTCGATCCAGTAGCGTACCATGGGATTCCCCTCAATCTCAGGGCCAAACTGATTTACTAATACTGCCGTAGATGCAGCATCCAAAACATTAAGCATCGCTAAAATAGCGAATGTGTTCCAAATACTAAACCTCGAAAGTAAGGGCATCGATATATCCTGGGTTTAAATCATCGGGTACATATCCCCGAGGATTGCACAAAATCCGTGTGCCATGAATCTCAACATCGACGTTTGTGTGCGTATGACCGTGGCACCAAACAGCAATGTCATTGTCTGCAATTACATCATCAAGATTTGTCATGTATGCAGGGTTAAGCGCATCAGTTCTGAACTGTTGATGTACGCACAACGGATGTGGCAGGTGATGTGTTACGACCACTGTCGGTCCGTCAAATGGCTCACGTACTGTTTCTGTGATAAGAAACAACGTTTGCTTATGTATCCGCACTGTATCAGCAGGATCAAATTTACGCTTGTAATAAACACCAGCGTCATTCTTGCCCTTCCACTTAATGCAGTAGAAGTCATTCATGCCGCCTTTTGCCCTGTACATTGCAACGTAGTCCTGTTTGTTAAAATCAGTCCACAGTGTTCCGCCGACCAAACGAGCCTGTTTTCCAGTCTCGTACGGATCATCAATAATTGCAACATGATCGTCTAGCAAAATGAAGTTACCTGGTAGTGCAGGATAATCGTTCCACTGACGACGAAGTTTGTTGTATTCTTTGTGATAGAATTCATGGTTGCCTAGGACATAGACAACTTTGTAGAAACGCTTGCACATTGCGTAAATGAAACCTTCCGCATCAAGACCCGTGCAAACATCTCCTGCAAGAATGAGGACTGTATATTTGTCATCGTCCAGCGCAACTGGATTATGGTCTTTTGGACGAGCCAACCCGAACTCTAAGTGCAGGTCGCTCATTAGGCGAAATTTCATAGGATTTCCTTAATAGTATTAGTATTATAGCAAACTAGTGAATGGTTGTCAACAATTATCTATTACTAAAAATCAAGGACTTACGTGCGGGGTATGCGATCACTTCCAGATTTGGAGATGAAATCATTAAGCTTCCGTGCTTCGTCAATTACTTCTTCTGAGGTTGGTGCTGTCTCTGCGTGGTCACAACCATTAGCTACCGCGGCTGCACAATGCTTGGCTTGTAAAATACTAAAAGCCAGCTTTAGCAGGTCTGCGCGTAGTTCAAAAGGTGATTTTCCTTGTGCCATTATATGCTCCTGTGTGTGTTACAAATACACGTATATTTATCGTAATCTATTTATTTAGGTACGATTAATGTCTGCTCCTTAGGCACAAGTACTGGTGAAATATGATTTTCATATACTGATAGAAACTGCTTGTTAGGTGACATAGTTGCAATAATTGCGGAACGCTCATATTTAACTGGTGCACCTGGGTCACCCATCATTGTTGCTGGAACTAGACCAATGCCTTTTTCCTGCATCGCCAAAGAACATGGCATGTGTAATGTAATTGAGCTACTATCAAATTCTTTAATTTGCCCAATAATTTCATCGCCCGTGCTAATACGGATCGCAATGATTTTGTCTTTTTCAAATTTTACTTCTTTATTTTCTAACATTTTATTCTCCTGTCGGTATGTCTAGTGTGTTTACTGTGTCGGATGTGAGGTCTACAATCTCGCATGATCCTGATGTACATGCAAGGGTTTGCGCGCCTGCTGTGTTGTCTTCGTGTTCGTATTCGGAGAGTAATGACCAATCAACATTCTTTGGCATTTCTTTTACAAGTGTGTTGTATGTTTCTTTGTCGATCTCTTGGTACGGGGCTTGTCGATATGAGTGATTTGTATGTGGCAAAAATGATACGCCGCTCATATGGTCAAAGTTTTCGTACACCCAAGCGCCAACTCCCAACCATTCATTTTCATGTACGTAAACTGTAATGGATGGTTTGTGTTCGCACCAGTGTGTTGCATAAATTTTCCAAAGTTCTAGTTGTTCAATAGCGTTCATGTCGTCGCGCATAACGCTATTTCTTGGAGCATGAACAGGGAAAGAATATACAGAATTATGTGTTGGCTTTGTTACATCGTCCTCAACAGGGAAAGAATATGCGTTCATAAAAACAGCAAGTGGATCTTTCTTATCTGCGCGTACTGTACGAATATAATATTCGCTGTAACGTGGATGAATTCCACTTGCTGAATCTACAAGCTGTGAGACTGTGCCCGACGGCTTGATGCATGTGATTGCTGTTGATTGATTAACGCCAATTGTGTTTGCCCATTTCTTGTTTTCCTGAACACAGACGTCTTTAAGGTCTTCAAGAAAATCAGGTAATGTAATATCGCGCTTGCCTTTCTTGCCACTCAAAAATTCATTGTCCATAATGCCTGTTAGGCTAACGCCCAGCAATGATTCTTCAATTGTATTACGTGCCCAGTCTTTGCTAAGGTAACGGAAATTAGTAAGTGAGGATTGTAGTGTTCCTAATATAGTTGCGATACGCGCTTTACGTGCAAGAGATTCAAAGTCGTCATTTACACGCACCACTACTTCAGATAGGTTACAAAATTGTTTGTTGCGTAGTAAAATCTCCGAACAAGGATTCGTGCCTTTAACAAGCGAACCATCTCGACGACCATTTTTGCTTGCGTGTTTCTGTGCCGCCTCTACATTGAAAATACCTCGCTCACCAGATTTTGATTCTACTAGTGATAACCACTCACGCATAAAAATTTCCATCTCTGGACGCTCAGTATACGCAACACTATTATTTGCCAATGCACGTTGTACTTCTAGTTCCCACCATTTACCAGATTTAGCGTGACGCATACGTTCGTCTGACAAGTTTGATAGAGAAATCAACGCAGAACGACGTACCCCACCTACTACAACTATGTCTCCAATCTTACACATAAGATCGTGACACTCAATGCTGTTTAGTTTACGTCCTTTTGCATTTGTAAAGATGTCAATTGTGAAACGAAACAATTCATCTAATGGTCCTGGGCCTGAACTGCGACCACCGAATGTTTTAAGTCTTGCACCCGCTGGACGCAAACGACTCAGGTCCCACTTAGGAATGCGACCGTTGTAGAGCATCGCAACCAATTCGCGAAAGCTCGCGGCCCACCCTAGCTTGGAATCTGGAACGACAATAACAGTATCACTATCAAAGAAGTCCTCCGCTACTGGCGGAAGGTTTGCTACTTCTTGACGCTCAACACTAAAACCAACGCCAGTGCCACACATTAAGATGTACATTGTTTCGTCAAATGCTCGCATAGAATCGACAGCAAGGAAAGAACAGTTGTAACCTGCTACAGCATCACGTTCTAATGCTTTCCCTGCGGCCATCATACAACGCATGGATGGCATTACTTCTAAATTTAGAATTGAAAATTCAAGTTCGGGACGAACTTTTTTGTATGCTTTAACACCGTCAGGATAATACTCTGCAAGATGTCCTTCAAAAAAATCAAGGTAGCGATTAACGGTATCACTCCAAGTCTCTCTTCCTCCAAGTTCCTCTCTATATCGTGCGTATCTGCTAAGGTGTATAAATTGTTGGTATTCGGTCGGTAATGCAATA